AGATCTTGAAGAATATGAAATGGAAGATAACAAAACTGAAAAAAGAATTAAGGTTCCTTACATTGTTACCGTTGATGAAGCTTCTGGACAGGTATTATCCATTTACAGAAACTACAAAGAGGATGATGAGCTTGCAAGAAGAATAGAATACTTCGTTCAATATAAATTTTTACCAGGTTTAGGATTTTATGGTTTTGGACTCGTGCATATGATCGGTGGTTTGACTAAGGCTGCAACCAATGCACTCCGTCAATTACTGGATGCAGGTACGTTATCCAACCTGCCAGCAGGGTTTAAGTCTCGTGGTATGCGAATTAGAGATGATGACCAACCTTTTGTACCTGGAGAGTTCAGAGATGTGGATGCACCAGGTGGAAATATCAGAGATCAGTTTCAAATTTTACCTTTTAAAGAGCCTTCGGCTACATTATTTCAACTTTTAGGCTTTTGTGTAGAAGCTGGGAACCGTTTTGCAGCCATTTCTAACCTTGCAGTGGGCGATGGAAATCAAAATGCACCTGTTGGAACCACAATTGCACTGTTAGAGCGTGGAACTAGGGTGATGAGTGCTGTTCAAAAGCGTTGTTACAACGCAATGAGACGTGAATTTAAGATTTTACATCGAGTTTTTAGTGAATACCTACCTCCAGAATACCCTTATGACGTATATGGCGGTCAAAGAGTGATCAAACAGATGGATTTTGACGATAGAGTCGATGTTTTACCTGTTGCAGACCCGAATATCTTCTCGATGTCGCAAAGAGTGACGTTAGCAAACGAACAATTAAAAATTGCGATGTCAAATCCAGCCATGCACAACATGTATGAAGCGTATCGACAAGTTTATGAAGCTCTTGGAGCAAAAAATATTGATTTATTACTTAGACCTGAGGATAAACCTGTTCAACCTTTAGATCCTGCTCAAGAAAACATTAGAGCCATGGATATGAAGCCCTTACAAGCCTTTGTTGGACAAGATCATGATGCTCACATTGCAGCACATATGGCGTTTATGAGAACCAGAATGATTCAAATTAATCCAACGATCTATGCATTACTTCAAAGACATATTGCACAACACATCGGTCTAAAAGCTAGAATGATGGCACAGATTCAAGTCGATCAAGATCCACAAATGTCTGCGCTAGCCCAGCAAAACCCTCAAGAGTTTGTATTACAGTTTGAAACCATTGTTGCGAAGATATCTGCACAGCTAACACAAGAAGCAGCAATGACAGAAGAGAATTACTTAGCACAAAGAAAAGATCCTCTCACAAGATTAAAAGAGAGAGAACTTGACTTGAAAGCTATGGACACTCAACGTAAGGTTCAAGAGACCGTGTTGAAAGAACAAAACGAAGATTTCAGGTTTGATGAAAAAATGGAACTTGAAAAAATGAAAATGGAGAACAAAGAGGAAGCGGATAAAGCTAGACTCGCGGTCTCCCTAATGAAACTAGAAAAAAAGTAAGGAGATAAAATGGGTAAAATGAATCCAGGACTAAAGGCATATCTAGACAAGAAGAAAAAAGGTAACAAGAAGTCTGACGATATGGACAAGAAAAAAGGTGGCGGCATGGCTCAAAGAGGCGTGGGCGCAGCTTATAAAAAAGGCGGCATGACCAAAGCTAGAGCAGGTAAAATGATGAACATGAGCATGGTTGCTAAAAAGAAAAAAGACAACAAGAAAAAATAATGTCTTCTAAAAAGAAGAACAAAAATCTAAGTCGTAAAGGACTAAGTGGCGGGAAGAAGTTTGGGCCACCACCTAAAAGTGGCCCCAACCCTCAAGGTATAGACGCGCCATTAAAAACCAAGTATATTTAGGCTATGCCTAAAGGAAGATTATCAGGAAAAGATACAAGAGCATCTAACGAAGATGTTTCTTACACAGATTTTGAAAAAAGTGGTGTCATCTACAAAGATGCACAGGGTAATCCTGTATCTAAAGAACAAATGTACAGGGAAGAGGAAATGCCAGATGCACCTGTAGAATCTATTTTAGAACAAGAGACAATTGAATATATTGGCGGAAAAAAAGGAGGAGGCATGAGCTGTCCCCATAGAAGAAAAGGTGCAAAATCAGATATTCAAGGTATCAAAGATATCCAACTTAAAGGCGGAAAATTTATAGGGTGTAAGTAATGTCTAATATGAAAAAACCAGTTCAAAGAAAAAGAACTTTTGCTGTTAGTGCAGATGAAGGTATTTTTGAATTAAACGTTCCAATAGATATCACTAATCCAAAATACAAAAATATGCTTGGAAGTGTAAAAAAACCAACTTTACATTCTACGGGTGGATTATTAATCGACCCTAAATTTAAAAAAACCCCAAAAGAAAGAAAACAAGAAAAAGCTTTTGGAGCAGAGCCAACTGACCTTGGAATTCCAATGATGGGATTAATAAGTATGGGTATGACTGCTGCCTCTGGCTCTGCGTATGACAAAGCTCAAAAATTAAATAAAAAATATAAAAGAGATAAAAAAGCAAAAAAACTAACTGCCACTGAAGGATCATTTCAAACAGGCGGATTAATAAAAGGTAAACCAAAACTAGCCAAAAGAGGCTGGAAGTAATGTGGTTGTCAGCAATTAAACTTGCCGTTCAAGCAGGTTCACATATTTACAAAAACAGACAGCAAACAAAAATGTTAATGTCTGATGCACAAATGCGTCATGCTCAAAAAATGGCGAGTGGTGAAGCTGAGTATCAAGGCAAATTACTAGAAGCAAGGCAATCGGACTGGAAGGACGAATTCATTTTGCTTTTATTGTCCGCGCCCATCGTAATGTTAGCTTGGGCGGTGTGGTCGGAAGACCCGTCAGCGATGGACAAGATGAAATTATTTTTTGAATACTTCTCAGACCTACCTTTTTGGTATCAAACGATATTTGTTGGAGTGATTGCCAGCGTATATGGTTTGAAAGCTACTGATCTCATTAAGAGAAAATAATGAAAATAAGATTCTATCAAAACATCGATGGATATCGATGGGTAGGGTTTTTTATTGCAATGGTTTCTGTTTTCATTCTATCCAGTGCAAACGCAAATACCCAGTGGTTAGGTTGGGGATTATCCATTATTTCATGTAGTATTTGGATCCATATTGCCTGGAAAGATAAAGATCCAGCGAGAACACTCATGGAGTTAATGTATCTTGCATTATCGATTAGAGCTGTTATTAACTGGTTTTAATGATTGAAGTTATCCAACATATTATGAAAAAAATCATCCAGCCAAAAATGGAAGATTTAAAACAAAACATCATATCTGGTGTTGACAGTTACGAGAAATACCAATATCTTGTAGGTCGATACAGATCACTAAATGATCTGCAACAGGACCTTCGGGACCTGCTAAAAAAACAGGAGATGTTTGATGACGACGACAAATAACGAAGAAGTGCCTAAGCACAAAGAGGCGCTATTAGATATATATTCTACAAGAGAAGAAATTGAAGACAAGTTTTTAGATCCGTCTAAAATTACGGGCAGCTTAAAAGAAAGACTTCCTCAGCCGACAGGTTGGAGAGTTTTAGTGATGCCATGGACGGGTCCAAAAAAAACGAAGGGTGGAATTATTCTACCTGACGAAAGCCATGACCAGATTGCCGTAGCAACCACTACAGCATATGTGGTTAAGGTGGGACCACTTGCTTATGCGGATAAAGAAAAGTTTCCGACAGGCCCGTGGTGTAAAGAAGGAGACTGGGTAATGTTTGGTCGTTACGCAGGCTCTAGATTTAAAATCGAAGATGGGGAACTTCGCTTACTTAACGATGATGAAATCATCGCAACCATACTTGACCCTAGGGACGTTAAGCATGCATTATAAATAGGAGGACGACATGTCGAAACAGGAGCTAGAAAAAGTCAACGAAGACGGTACTGCCGTTGTTGATGTTGAGGCAAAAGAAGAAGAAAAGCAAGAACAAGTTGCTTTAGAACCACACGGTGAACCCGTACAAAAAGAAGATGTGGATGTAGAGCAAGAACAAGAAACTCAAGATAATAACCAAGACGAAGGTGATGATCTTCAAGGTTACTCTGAAAAAGTAAGATCCAGAATTAATAAACTTACTTTTGAAAAAAGAGAAGCTGAACGATTAGCACGTGGTGCAGTTGAACATGCAAAAGGTGTTCAGAAAAAATTATCTGAGTTTGAAAAAAGATATTCAACTTTAGAGGATACGCAGCTTAAAGAAATTTCAGCACGTATTGAAGCTCAAGAGTTAGCGGTAAAAGAAAATCTTAAAAAAGCTCATGAAGATCAGAACTTTGATAAGATTATGGAATCGCAATCTCAACTGACTGAACTCGCTGTTCAGAAAGAAAGAGCGAAAATGCAAGCTGAACAAAGAAAGTTTGAGCAAGAATCTAAAGCATCACAACCACAAGAAGAGCAGATCGATTACGGTCAGCAGTTACCTCAGCCAAGTGCAAAAGCATCGGCTTGGGCATCTAAAAACGAGTGGTTTGGTACAGATGAAGTGATGACACAAGCTGCATATAGTTTACATAATACGTTAACACAGCAAGGGGTTGATCCTGAGAGTGATGCGTACTATAATGAGATTGACAGGCAAATGAGAGAATATTTTCCTCAAAAGCTTGGCAAAAAACAGGAGCGATCGAAACCCGTCCAAACGGTGGCACCTGCTGGTAGAACAAACTCAGGACGCAGAACGGTCAGACTGACTAAACGGCAAGTCGAAATGGCCAAGAGATTAAATGTGCCGCTTACTGAATACGCGAAGTATGTCAAGGAAGGAGTTTAATTATGTCCGACGATAAAAGAATTTCGCGCAGCTCACAGGAAAGAAAGGTTACTGAAAGACCTAAACCTTGGGCTCCCCCATCTTCTTTAGATGCCCCTACTCCACCAGAAGGATTCGTCCATAGATGGTTGAGAGCAGAGATTGCTGGATTTGAAGACACAGCTAACATTTCGAAACGACAAAGAGAAGGTTACGAATTAGTTAGAGGTGACGAACTTAAACCAGGTGATAAACATTACCCCGTTTATGGCGAGCAATCGAAGTATAAGGGTTACATCGGAGTTGGTGGCCTAGTGCTGGCTAGGATACCGATTGAGATCGCTAGAAGCCGTGCAGAATATTATAAAAAATTGACACAAGATCAATTAACCGCGGTGGACAATGACCTCATGAAGGAACAGAATCCTGCGATGCCTATCAATATTAGTAGGCAATCAAAGGTAAGCTTTGGTGGTGGTAATAAATAGGTATTACACCCCGTAAACTTAAACTGTTAACTTTGAGAGGAAAAAAACATGGCTAACAAAGTAGAAGCGTTCGGTCTAAGACCGTACAGATCTTTGAATGGTTCTCCGTGGAATAATGCTCAGAACAGATATACTATTGCTGACGGTTATGCGACTGCAATTTTCCAAGGTGACCTGGTAAAACCAGTAACTGGTGGAAATATTGAAAGACATGCTGCTGGAACTAGTACTGCTGTTGTGGGAGTATTTAACGGTGTAACTTACACAGATCCAACAACAAAAAAGCCTGTATTCGCAAATTACTATCCAGGTAACATTTCATCTGCAGACATTACTGCATTTGTAATTGATGACCCTGATACAGTATTTTTGATGAATGCGGACGCTACATTTGCTCGAGCAGATATCTTCCAGAATTACTCAGTAACTGACGTTACAGGTAATACTGACACGGGGATTTCTAAAGTCGAGTTAGATGTTAGTGAATCAGGAACAAATGCGTCTTACATGGTTAGAGCAATTGACATTTCGCAAGATCCGTCAAACTCTGATGTGGCAAGCGCAGATGCAAACGTACTTGTAAAAATTAATAATCATTTTTACAGAGAAACAACAGGCGTATAGGAGAAATAAATTATGGCTATATCAAGACAACAGCTAGCTAAAGAGCTAGAGCCAGGTTTAAATGCACTATTTGGCCTGGAATATGCACGTTATGAGAATGAGCATGCAGAAATCTACATCACTGAAGCTTCAGACAGAGCGTTTGAAGAAGAAGTAATGTTATCAGGTTTCGCAAACGCACCAACTAAACAAGAAGGTGCGGCTGTAACATTCGATCAAGCAAACGAATCTTTCACTGCAAGATACTCACACGAGACAGTTGCACTTGCTTTCGCGATCACAGAAGAAGCGATTGAAGACAACTTGTACGACAGATTAGCTGGCAGATATACAAGAGCGTTAGCGAGATCAATGTCTCATACGAAACAAGTTAAAGCAGCACAAGTGCTAAACCAAGCGCAAGTATCGACTGTATTAGGTGGAGACGGAGTATCTTTAATTAATGCTTCTCACCCACTAGCAAACGGTGGTACTTTCTCAAACGTTTTAGCAACTGCAGCTGACCTAAACGAAACTTCATTAGAGCAAATCTTAATTGATATTGCTGGTTTCGTTGATGAGAGAGGTTTAAGAATCGCTGCTCAAGGTAGAAAAATGATAATTCCAAAAGAATTACAATTTACTGCTGAGAGAATCTTAAAATCTCCATTAAGAGTCGGCACAGCTGATAACGACATTAACGCAATGGCTAACATGGGTATGTTACCAGAGGGTTACAGAGTCAATCACTTCTTAACAGATACTGATTCATTCTTCATCCTTACTGATGTACCTAACGGTTTCAAACACTTCGAAAGAGCACCAATTAGAACTGCTATCGAAGGTGACTTTGACACTGGTAACGTTAGATTCAAAGCTAGAGAAAGATACTCTTTTGGATTCTCTGATCCAAGATGTGTATTTGGTAACGGAAACTTACCAACTAGCTAATCATTAGCGTAAGAATTAGGGGGCGGTGTATTTTACATCGCCCCTTTTTTTATGTATAATATAAACACTGGGAATAACTAAATTTTGATATAGACTGCCCCAGCAGACGGCCTTAAGACTATATCATTTAACAAGGAGAATATTATGGCAAATACTACTTTTTCAGGACCAGTTAGATCGGAAAACGGTTTTATTGGTGGAACTAAAAATACATCTACAGGTGCATTTACAGCAAACTGGACAGTTAATGCTTCAGGTGCTTATGTAGGTACTCAACAAGAAGTTTGTGGAGTTGTAGCAGGTTCAGTTGAAGCAACAGCTGGAACAAACGAACAAACTTTTTCACAACCAAATAATACTGTAATAACAAAAATTGAGCTTGTTGTTACATCAGCTCCAACTGTTGCGACAGGTGACATTGGATTTAAAGTTGGTACTGCAACTGGTGGCGCACAATTAGTTGCTGCTGCAGCAGATCAAATTCTTGATGGTGGTACAACTGTACCTGCTGGTGCTCACTTTGACACCACTCTTTTAGATACAACTGCAAGCGATGCTGCTCCAGCTTTATCTCCAAGATCAAATGTAAGTGGTGATGCAAGGAATATATTTTTACAAATCACTAATACTACCAATGCTTCGGCAAGCGGTGAAATTAAGTGGTTAGTATCTTACAAATATATTGCATAATAATTAATTAGTGGCTCTCTCGGGAGCCACAAACTAAGGAGTTAAAAATGGGAATAAAAAGCGACATACAAGCTACAAGGACAGCCGCAGCTGCAGGCGTAACTGCTGTTATTTCTGGTCCTATTAGAGTTCGTGCAATTTCTGTTGCTTCTAGTGGTGGAGGAGATGGTTTTTTAGAACTGACAACGACTTCAAATGCTGGAACAACTTTATTAGCAGTAGACGTTCCTTCTGGAGACGTGATTAATTTAAATTTACCTGAAGATGGAATTTTATTTCCACAAGGTGTTTTTATTAAAACAAAACAAAATCTTACTGCGTTTACATTATTTACAGATGTATACAGTGCACCAAGACTAACTGGTCAAAATGGCTAATTTAGG